TGTTACTGCAGTTGCTCCTTCTTCATCACGCTTTGGTGCAAATGATTTTAATTTTGTATCTAATTTATCTTCACGAGAACCAATCTTTTTTGATATATCGGCTCCAAATAAATTATTATAAGAAATTTTATCCATATTATTATTTATTTAATAATTTTAAAGCCTATTGAAATTCTATTTGTTCGAGAACCAACACAATGCCAACAAGGGTTTTCTCTTGAAACCATAAATCTATTTACTTTCCATCCTTTTTTATCCCACTTTGTAATTATTTCACCTGTTTCGGCATCTTGATATCTGAAAAAACTTTTATTATCTTCTTGTGCCCAAGTAAAATAAATTCTTTCTCCTTCAGCATTATTGTTTGTATGCCAGCCACAATATGAATTAATTGGATACCAAAAGAAGCCTGATTGTTTGCACTCCACGTTCAATTCTTTTTTTACTTCTGTTTCAAATATATCAAATTCATTTGAGTTTTTATGAAGTGCTATTCTATTATCATTATCCTCAATTTTACTTGCAATTGTAATATCTTTATATTCGTCTATAATAGAATCTAATGTTTTAGACGATAAAACATCTTCAATCTCTCTTGCAAGAGGTGTATAATTACTTCTTTTTATATCAAGTTTATATAGATTTTTTACTATATCATCAGCATATTTAAATAAATTTTCCATAGTACTATTTATACAAATAAATATGGGCCTCCAAATTGGAGACCCATACGGTTAAATATTAACTTATTAATTAACTGGTTACGCCAGCAGCTTCCCAATATTGATAAGCAAACTCCACTGTATATTCTTCAAGTGCGTCTGTTGTATCATATGAGAGATCAATACCAGCAACATTCACAGGGAATGCACCACGAATATTAATCGTTTTGATTACTTCTTCTTGGCGATTCAACTGCTCGATAATTAAATCAGCCTGATAATCAGCTGGATTTAAAATACCAGTTCCATTACGGTGTTCATTAATTCCGTTAGCCCAACGTTCGAATGAATTTCGAACTTGGAATCCATCTTCATTAATCACTGTAATAGTCCAGTTTTCGAATGTTCTATCACCAGCAACTTTCAACTGTCTACCTCTGAAAGGTACATCGATCTGGCCGATAACAGAAGAAGGAAGCTGAGCAGCTTTACATAAGAATGATGTAAGCTCAGAATTTCCTCCTGCATAGCCAGGGAAATTAATAGTTGCTTTGAAAAGGTTGGGGCGTGCGCCTCCACCTGATAATTTTGCTTTTAAGTCGTCTACTCTTAGGCTCATGTTAGTTTATTTCCTTTCTTTTATTTATAAGATTAAGCATTAGTTAAACCAACAACCTCAGAGAAGTCAACACCTGTTCTTGTAGCAATGAAGTTCAATGTAATGAAATTAATTGAACGAGCTGGCTTAATAAAGATGTCAGCCACAAAGCGGTTGCTATCAATTACTTGACCAGTGTTATTTGTTTCATCGCATACAACTAGGAAGTCTGTAATACCTCTTCTGCCTTGAACATCTCTTAGGAAAGGTTCTACGGCGTTTCTAAATGTCGCGCGAGTAAATTCATCATTCAATTCGAATAATTGGAATTTAGCTGCGGTTGCAATTGCTTTTTCAAGAGCAATGAATAGTCTTCTTACATTGATTCTATCGAATGCAGATGGTTTTGCTTGAAGTGTCTTATCACCGAATAGTACAATACCTTGACCAGGGAAAGCAACGATTGGGTTAACGCCATTCTTATAAAGTTCATCTCTTTGAGCTTTATTTGGATTGAAATCAACTTTCGCTACATTTCTTAGATTACCTCTATTGAAACCAGCAGGTGAGAACCATGTATCAGCAACATCATCTGTATTAGCACAAAGACCTGCAAGGTGACCTTGTGATCCGATATGAATGAATTTATCATTATACTTGTCATAGACATATAATGAAGTTGATCCAATCACACCATAAGAATCAGGTGCACTCAATGAGTTCTTATAACCATTTACATTTGTTAATGAATCAGATGCTGTTTGTCCTTTTGTATCATCAATAGCTGGCGATACAAAAGCAACTGCATCTTTTCTAGATGTTGCAATAGATAATACTTTATTACCAAGTGTATTAGCACCATTACTATCTGTTTCTGTGAAAAGAAGATTTACATCTTCTGTTTCAGCATCAGATAATAGATCAAGAGCAGTAGTAACTTTACCTGCGTTACGTGTTAATGAACCATCAGTACCACCAGCTAATGTATATTTTGCAGCAGTAGCAGCCAATGTTGCAACACTTGTAATATCATCTGGAATATAAATCCATTCTGAACGTGCATTGATTACATCAACATAGTAATTATTTGAACCATCTGATGCTTTAGCAGTTGAAGCCACGCCTAAGAAAGGCCATGTTTCTACAACTAATTCAGTTGCTTCAGCATTATCTCCAGTGAACTCTTTTGCTGTTGTAGTAACAAGAATATGAAGTTCATTGCTAGCATCTGGTGCAGAATCAAAATTATCTGCTGGTTCAAATGTTCCAGCGAAATCTTGTGTGAAATTAACACTGTTTAAGATGTAAACATTTGTTTTATTTCCGATTGCACCAGCATATCTTGAATAAACAGCATCATTAAGACCTGATTTTAGATTCTCAAAATCTTCGTCATTTTTAATGAGTGAAAGACCAGCAGAACCAGATTCAGCAACTGTGATGTTGAATTGTGAAGTTACATCTGTACCATCAGCAAGAATTGAAACACTCAATGGTGAACCTTGATAACCAGAACCACCATCTTCAAGAGTTATACTCTTGAGTTTCAGTGTTGGCAATATTTTAGGATTAGTTGATGGTGCTACATCATTACCTCCAAGACCGCCTCTTACAAATGTTGTATCAAGACCAGTTGTATCAGCTTCCTCTCCAAAATCAGCATCTGTTAGAGAATTTAGCTCGGCTAAAGTAAACTCAAGATTTTCTGATTCAGGTGCCAATTCATATGTATCTGCGCCGCTGCCTGCTACAGTAGTAACTGCAACAAAGACTTCTTTACCAGCGAATGTGAACTTGAAGACATCTCCAACTTCTACACCCACACCAGCTTGTTCAGATCCGTCATCATCTTCGCCATTTGTGAAGGCATCTAATTCAAATACTGGATTTGATAATACTGCGCCAGACCCTGTTGGATCGTCATCAGTAACAATGAAGTTTTGTGGAAAAACATCAGCACCTGTATCTGAAGCACTTGTTACTGATAAATTATCTAGAACACCAGATGTTGTTCCAACAGTGATTGCTGTAATTTCTCCTAATACTGCACTACTTGATGCATTTGTGAGATCATCTTCATCTGCTCTTACTACTTTCAAAGCATTACCATATTGTAAAAACGATGCACCTTCAAAGAAGGAACGTGCATACGTGTCATTCGGTTTTCCGAATTTATTTGCCAGTTCATTTTCAGAACTAATCAAAGATACTTCTTCGATTGGTCCCCATCTGAACCTACCAGCGTAACCACCAATTGATGTGGATACTGCCGGTATGACATTGGTTAAGTCTATTTCTTTTACCGCGACTCCCGGTGAAACTTGAAACGCCATAATTTTCCTTTCAGATTTGTTTTAGTTGAATAATAA